CCGCGCATCTCCGTACACCAGCGCATCGCCGTACACCCACGCATTGCCGTACACCCGCGCATTGCCGGAAACCTGTGCATCTCCGTACACCCACGCATTGCCGTACACCCGCGCATTGTCGTACACCAGCGCATCGCCGGAAACCTGTGCATCTCCGTACACCCACGCATTGTCGTACACCCGCGCATTGTCGTACACCAGCGCATCTCCGTACACCCGCGCATTGCCGTACACCCACGCATTGTCGTACACCCACGCATTGTCGTCATGACCAAGGTTTGATTCCTTCTCCACATACCCGCCAAGTTCTCCGGCTTCCACATCGCCGAACTCAACAAGGGCACGGATGCGGAACAGCTTTGTCCCGAACATATTTGTAATAAATTCATTTGTTAATTCAAATTTCTTCACTTTCTTCACCCTTTCTGTTATAATAAAAATGATTTTTTAACTATGCGTCCTAGAGGTTGCCGCCTCATTTATGGGCGCTTTTTTATTCTGCAAACGAGGTCTTCGTGATCTCCTATACTTCCCCACGATGTGATCTGATCATGCTTTACAAGTACAACCGCATTCGCATAATCCTGATCGTATTTCAAGCACCATTCTTCAAGCAGATCTAAGATACAGTTCATTTCTTCTTCGGCATCTTTCTTTACCTCTTCGTCCATTTCTTTGTTCGCCTCCTTTCAAATCGGTCCTGCCTGCAAGATGTAAATGATCACAGCCATCACCGCGTTTAACATCATGCTGGCGACTGTTACTGTGACCAGTCCTCTTGCAGCATTGTCTCTTTCTTTTCTTTTCCGCTGGATCTTCTTCCGCTTACGATTCGCTTTCGGAAAATTTCTCCGCTCGATCGGGATCAGTTCCAGCTTCCGTACCGCAGGTAATTGTTTTTCCATGCTTGTCCTTCCTCTTACAATAAAATTTTTGCCCGCTCCTCTGCCGGCACTTCTAAAACGTCTAGGATACCCCATAACACTTCCAATTTCATCTCTCCCTGATTCTTACTTACTTTCACATTAAAAGTAGAACGTGGCATATTGATCTTTTTTGCGAGATCACTTTTTGTGATGTGTTTCCGCTTTCGGTATATGTCGATAATCTCGTCTACTGTACGTTCTCTTTTCTGCTGCCTTGTAAGAAATTCTACTTTCGGCATTTAATCCACCTCCTCTTTTGGATCTGTCTAAAACAGATAATCTAATGTTTTGTACTTTGAAATATTTTTCATATTATGATAAAATTCTTTCATGCCTATGAGGCAATGAAAGGAGTTGGTCTTTTGACCGAATTTTTGAAATTGCCTGTTCTCTTAATATAAGGTCGCAATGGTGGCACCAAAGCACCTAAAACTGGTCAAATGTAATTACTGATACGGCGTTACGCACTCAGAGAAGGAGTATAAAACCCATGAGACGGCACTCGTTAAAATGCTTCACCGTATCGTGTATTCCTTATAATTTGTCAGCATTCGGGCATATTGCAGAACCAAAACTGCGAAAGTGGCAAAGTACTTGATAGAAGTGCTTGGGGCCATCGAGTGCGGTGAAAACCTGCAAAGTACATAGGGTAAACAAATTTGGCGAAAAACTGTAAGGAATGGCCCTCCTTGCAGTTCTTTTGTTTTCACACTTCCTCCTCTTCTGGTTCAATTATGTGTTGCATTTTTGAGACGCTCGGATTAAAAAAAATATCGACAGGATTATCTAATTTCAAATGTTCGGAAATCTTAACCACCTCTTCCAAAGTAAATTGGCTTCTCCCGTTTAACTTTGCATTTAGCGATTGTACAGTAATACCCAATACCTTAGATAATTTTTCTTGTGATACGTGTCTCTCCGTCATTTTCCCTTTTAATTTATCGAACGACATTCTTCGCCCTCCTTCCGTTGCATATTTGGGATGTTTTTATATTACACCTGCATTTTAGTATTGTCAACCCACATTTGCAACATTTTTTTGTTTTTACCAAATTATCTGTTGCAAATATGAAAAAATAGTTTATAATTAGTTTATACGGAGGTGCAGATATGAGTGAAAAAGAAATTTCCGAAAAAATGCAAGATATCATGTCTCGTATGAAAAAGAGACGAGAAGAATTAGATATGTCATACCAAACACTTTCTGATAAGGTCGGAATCAGTAAATCTACTTTACAAAGATACGAAACAGGATACATAAAAAATATGCCTGTTGATAAATTAGAAGATATTGCAAACGCATTACAGGTATCCCCTGCATATTTAATGGGTTGGACTAACGAAGTTGTTGACCAACCTATTACTATAGCCGCTCATTTTGATGGAACAGAATATACAGAAGAACAGCTTGACCGCATAAAAGAATTTGCAAAATTTATTAAGCAAGAAAATAAATAAGTCCATATTATTGCACATCAAATCTGATACTATGATAAAAACACGTGGAGGGATTTATTTGAATAAACTTGAACAATTAGAACAAGAAGCCTTTGAAAATGCGGTAAAAGTGCATAATTATTATCTCGGAGAAGAAAACCTAAAAGGTATCTATATAGATGGAAATATCGCAATTAATACGTCTGTAGATAATGGCGCTGAAAAAGCCTGCGTCCTCGCGGAAGAACTGGGGCATTACTATACAACTGTCGGAGATATAACAGATTTATCCGACTTCCAGAATCGCAAACAGGAACGACAAGCAAGGCTTTGGGGGTATAACAAGCTGATCGGACTGACCGGAATTATACAAGCGTTCCGCGCCGGATGTCATTCTCGACACGAGACAGCAGAATATTTGGGCGTAACAGAACAATTTTTACAGGAATGTATCGACTGCTACACGGAAAAATACGGAGAATATGCGAAGATAGACAATTACATTATCTTCTTCATTCCGAATCTGGCAGTCATGGAAGAGGTATAACCGCTGCGGCGATTATATAAAGTGGTGTTAAAGGAACGGGGGAAAGAGAGGAAAAGAATATGAAGAAAAAAAATTGTAACAATGATGATTGCTGGAATACTGGCGGCATCCATGACAGCTTGTAGTAATAATTCTTCCGAAATGGATTCGTTAAAAAGAGAAAACAAGGAATTAAAAGCGCAAATAGCAGAATTAGAGAAAAAAGCGCAGCAAGAAGAAACTTCGGATTTCTCCGATTCCGACCTTGAGAGCAAACAAGAAGAGCAAAACAAAGTATATGGTTTGAATGAAACATGGACTGTTGATGGTTTATGGTCTTTAACTTTTACTTCCGTTACTCAAACAGAAGAACGTAATCAATATTCAGATAAAACGCCAGCTCAAGTTATTTATCTAAATTACGATTATGAAAATATCGGTTATCAGAATGACCTTCAAGACTTATTCATTGGCTCTACTTCGTTCCAAATTATAGACAGTGCCGGAGAGATTGCTGAAACCTATCCATTAACTTCAACGACTTACCCGCAGCAGATTCCTGTAGGTGCAAAATGCGTTGGCGCGCAAGAGTGTATTGCTCTGAACAATGCGAGTGGCAACATTAAAATAATAGTCTCTTTGTATGATAACAATTATACAGAACACACTGCAACATTTGAGTTGCCAGTTCAGTAATAAGAATTCAAGCGAAAAAAGTTTGTCGCTTGAAAATTAAAAAACCGCCCCGGTGCGCCAACACCAGGACGGAAATACATATCCGGGGATATGCAATACTTTGGTCAGAAATATTGTATCATCTTCGGGAGCAGCTTGCAATCGGAACATATTTTCGATGGCTGTTATTTTTATACCAAAAAAAAGAAAGGAAGATGATTTTATGGCAACAGCAAAAAAATTACCATCAGGGTCATGGAGATGCCTAGTCTATTCCCATACGGAGAATATTCGTCAGAAAGATGGTACTGTGAAGAAAAAGCGCATATACGAATCTTTTACCTGTGACGACCCAACAGCTAGAGGAAAGCGAAAATGTGAGCAGATAGCGGCTGAATGGGCGGCTAATAAAGATGCCGGAGTCACCGTGGAAAATATTACGCTAGGAGTTGCCTACGACCGATATATCGAGAGCAAAAATAAGACATTGTCTCCTGCTACAATCAGAGAATATAAACGGCAGCGTGAACGCAATCTCCCTACACTTATGCCATTAAAACTAAAAGATATCACCTGTGACATGATCCAAATTGCAATAAATGAGGAGGCTTCCGGAAAATCTCCAAAAACCGTTAGGAATATCCACGGATTACTGTCGGCTGTTTTAGGTGTGTATCGCCCAGACTTACAGCTTAATACTACTCTCCCTAAAAAAGTACGCCCCGAGCTGTATATTCCGTCTGATGAAGAAATAAAGAAACTGATAGAGTATGTAAAAAATGATGAGATGGAGATTCCTATCCTCCTTGCCGCATTCGGACCTATGAGGCGCGGTGAGATATGCGCTCTAGATTCATCTGATATAAAAGATGGGGTTGTCCATGTAAGTAAATCGATGGTTTTGGATTCTGAGCGTAATTGGGTAATAAAATCCCCGAAATCCTATTCAGGAGACAGGTATATCAGATTTCCGGATTTCGTCTTAAGTAAATTAAGCAAAAACGGACGAATAACAAGCCTAAACCCTTCCATGATCACGGATCGGTTTCGGGATATTCTGAAACGTACCGGCATACCTCATTTCCGTTTTCATGATCTTAGGCACCCTTATGTCAAGTCCACGACAAAAAAATATGAAGATTTTTTTCAACTTCTAAAAGCCAGTTAAGAACCGCAATTCCTAACTGGCTTTATCAATATACCCTGAGCTGTTATGCCAGGTCATTTTTTATTTTTAGCACGATCTCAACCCTCTTGTTAGGGTAAATAAAGATTTTTTCAATCAGCATATCAACAAGTTCAGAAGTCAGTCCTTTGTTTTCAACCAAAGACTGTAATACATCTTTTTGCTGGTGCTGACGTTCTTTTTCCTGTTGTTCAGCCTCCAGTCGTGTCATTACAACAGCCTTTGTATTCTGTACTTCAAGCAATCGCTGTTCAATAAGTGCTTTCTGTTCTTTATAGAGGTTAACATCAATTTGCTTTATTACAAGCGCCTCATACAGTTTACGCTTTTCTTCCTGCAGCTCAAAGATCTGATTATCAAATTCAGCTCGTCTCACTGCAACCTTATCAACAGGTTTTAATTCATTCGGCCCATCAATCCCCAAAGATACTTCAAACTGTTTACAAAGAAATTCATATACTATGGATTCCAATTCGCTTTCCCGGATCGTCATACCATAGCAAGGCTGTGAAGAATCCATATAGGAAAACCTGCAGCGATAAATAGTCTCATTGGAACGGTGCATAGCATGTTTGCAGGAGCCGCAAAATACCTTTCCTCGAAGGGGATAACTATGCTGTTTTCGTTTTGGAATTTTAAACCGCTTAATGGAAGCATTAGCTTTCTCGAAAAGTTCTTTGCTAACCAATGGGGTGTGATGATTTGGAATCTTGATCCATTCGCTTTCATCTTTTGTCCGCATACGGTTTCCGCCGATTTCTGTTACAGTCTTTTTTCCTATCACATAAGTGCCGATATAACGTTCGTCTGCTAACAGTCTCAAAATGGTTGAATTAGACCATACACCATTTGTCCTTGATACATCGTGATACTTTTGGCCTTTGAGAGCCTTGTATTCGCCCGGTGTAGGAATTGCCTGACTATGAAGTTCTCTGGCAATCTGCGCACTGTTCATACCGGACGCAGCATATTCAAAAATCATCTGAATAACGCAGGAGGTCTCTGGATCAGGGACCATTCGGTTATTGTCACCTTTACAATATCCATACGGGCAGATCTTACTTTGATATTCACCGCGGCGCATCTTCATATACTTTGCGGTTTTGGTCTTAACAGACATATCCCGGCTGTAATATTCACTGATAAGGTATTTGAAGGCAACCTCCATACCACCGGTATCGCCTTTGAGCTTTTTCGTATCAAAATCATCACTCACAGAAATAAAACGGGTATGAAAGATCGGGAATACCCGTTCTATAAAGTAACCTGTCTCTAGACTGTTGCGCCCAAATCTTGAAAAATCCTTTACCATGATACAGTCAATTCGGTTTGCACGTACCAGATCAAGAAGTTCCTGAACAGCAGGGCGTTCAAAATTTGCCCCACTATACCCGTTATCTACAAACTCCATCAGTTCTGCATTTCCGTATTCTTCTAAGCCGGCAGCGTGTTCTTGAAGGATCATGCGCTGGCTGGAAATACTTAAACTGTCTGTTTTGAAATCTTCCAAAGACAGACGGATATATAGAGCAATCACATATTTTTTCATTGTGCCACCGCCTTGCTGTATTCCTGAAACTCTGTACGGAAGCGGAATCTGATAGAGACATGTTTATCGTGATCCACTTCAATACGCTCAATTAAACGTGATACAAGCTCTGCAGTTAATGTACATCCAGCTTTCAGTTCTTTTTCGTCTTTTTCAAGCGTCTTATACTGTTCAAATTGTTTTTTTATCTCTATGGCTACTTTTTCACATTCTGCAAGTTCTGCTTTGGCAGAGCTCATTTTATCTTCATAGTTCTTTTTCCAAAGAAAGAAATCGTCTTTATCTACCAGGCCGCTTACCATATCTTCGTACAATACCTGAATACGATCCTGGTTCTGCTGGATCATACGGCTGGCGGTATTGCGGCGATCCTGCAATTCTTTTTCCCTTTTACGCCATTGGGTTCCATCCTCAACTAAAAGGGCATAATCTCCTAAAGCAGCGGAGAGTTCCTTTTTCAGAATGTCGATCACAGTATCTATCAATTCATTTTCTTTTATGGAAACACCGACACATTTTTCCTTATGAACCCTGCTGGGAGTAAGGCATTGAAAACGGTAAACATCTCCCTTTTTTCGGCGTGCTCTTTGGCGGTGCAGACTTCTGCCACAATGAGAACAGAAGATCAATCCTTTAAAAATATTTGGAGAATATGGAATCTTTTCTTGTTGTTTGTATTTTTCGGCAACTTCTATTCGGTACTTCTGGACCTCATCAAAAACTTCCCTGGAAACTATGGCTTCGTGGGTAGCGGCGACAGAAATAAGGTTTTCTTTTCCTGCAGGTCTTTGTTTATGTGCAACAGTTTTTGTATGGCCCTGAACCATATCGCCGGTATATTTTTCTTCTTTAAGGATCTTCATTACGGTACGTGTCTGCCAGAAACCTTCTCCTATTAAATTTTCATGCGTGATTTCCCCGGTAGAATACTTATAATTGCTTGGTGCAGGATAGCCGCCTTCATTCAGCATCAGTACAATGCGGTTCAGACCAACTTTTTCATATGCCCATTGAAAGATCTGCTGGACAACCGGAGCTGCCACCGGATCCACAATCAGCTTATGGCAGTCATCAGGATCCTTTTTATATCCAAAAGGTGCACGAGCGCCAACAAATTTTCCCTCTTTCATATCCTGTCTTGCCTGTGCTTTAATCTTACGACCAATATCGAGTGAATAGGCTTCGTTTATCATATTTTTCAGAGGAAGGATAATTCCACCGTGCAGGTTATCAGGATTTTCGGAATCAAACTGATCTGTTACAGCGATAAACCTGACATTATGAGAAGGAAAATACTGTTCTATGTAGTATCCGCTGTCAATGGAGTTACGCCCAAGACGAGACAGATCCTTTACGATTACACAGTCGATTTTTCCGGCTTCAATGTCAGAGAGCATACGCTGAAATCCCTCACGGTTAAAATTGGTTCCGGTTGTACCATTATCTATGTAAGTATCATAAATGCGAAATTCCGGTTTGTTGGAAAGGTAGTCCTTCAGAACCATTTTCTGTGTTTCGATAGAATTACCACGCTTTTTGTTATCTTCCACAGATAAGCGGATATATAAAGCGGTATTGATAAACGGAGAAACCGATGTAAAAATAGGTTCTGCGATATGTTTTCTGCTCTTTCTTGCCATCTTAGACCACCATCCTTTCCTGTGCCGGAGCAATCAGAGAAATTGCTTTCTCATATTCATTCTGATAGTTAAATTCAATTTGAAATTCATTTTTCCCAACTACCTTGATACTGTGAACAAGCTGGATCATTACCTTTCGGTCTAGTTCTTCGATTTCAGAAAATCTCTTGAAGTTCTCAATCCAGCGGTTACGTTCACTGCGGTTTTCCATAACATCTGTCCGTTTTTCTTCTAAAGCGGCTATTGCCTGTTCAAGCTGAGTGATACGAACATTGTAGGTGTTCTTCAAATTTAAAAACTCATGCTTCTCGATCAATCCGCTTACCATATTTTCATAAAGACTGGTTTTGAATGTCCGTATCTGCTCCAACTGCTGATTGTTCTGCGCGATCTGTCTGCTGTATTCCCGGATCAGTTCTTTATTGATACGGCTCTGATTGATACCGGATAAAATTTCTTCCAAAGAAACAACATTATTAACAAATCCTTTTACACTATCCCTGACACATTCCATCAGGTCGCTTTCCTTTACCATAACAGGGTTTGTACAGCCACTCTTCTTCCCGGTAGGGCAATAGTAGTAGTGGTACTCTTTGTCTTTATAGCGGTTTGTCTTTCGTATCATACGGGCGCCACAGCAGCCACAGATCAATATGCCGGAAAATAAATAGACTTTATTTTTACCGGGAGAAGTACGGGTATCCAGTTGCCGGATCTTCTGCACCAGGTCAAAATCGTGGGGCTCAATAATCGCTTCGTGAGCGTGTTCCACACGAATCCATTCGGACTGAGGACGGTTTTCAATTTCTTTCAGTTTAAAGTGCTGTGAGCCTTGTTTTCCCTGAACCAGAGTGCCGGTATAAGTTTCGTCCTGCAAAATACGGACAATCGTAGTAGAGGACCACCGACAATCTTTTCGATCGGTATATCCGTTTCTTGCACAAGGCAGACCATTCATTTTCTTATAGGCAAGAGGAGAAAGTGTTCCTAAACGGTTCAGCTCATTTGCAATCGCATAAGGACTGAAACCTTCCAGGCGCATCCTGAAAATACTTCGTACCACCTGAGCGGCATATTCATCTACCACAAGGAGATTATGATTTTCTTCGGATTTACGATAGCCGTACACGGTAAAAGCACCGACAAAATCTCCATTTTTACGTTTTGTTTCAAGAGAACTGCGGGTTTTCAAAGAAATATCGCGTGCGTAAGCCTCGTTCATAATGTTTTTTACGGAGACCGTAAGGTCATCCCCGGCGGACTCATTGATTGTGTCGATATTATCGTTGATAGCAATAAAACGTACACCATAAGCCGGAAAAACACGTCTCATATAACGGCCGGTTTCAATATACTCACGTCCAAGTCTGGAAAGATCCTTTACAATCACACAGTTGATCTTTCCCTCCATAATGTCATCCATCATTTCTTTGAAAGCCGGGCGATCAAAAATCACACCGCTATAACCGTCGTCCACTCGTTCCGAAACAAGTTCGATCTCCGGGTGGTGGCTGGCAAATTCCTCAATCAGCTTTCTTTGGTTTCCAACACTGTCACTTTCGTTTGACTTATCATCCGTATAAGATAATCGGATATACTTCGCAGCTTTATAAATCTGCATACAGAAACACTCCTTTCATTACGGAAAAATCCCCGCAATTCAAGGAGTGCAATATGCCTTATTGTTATTCAATTCCTTTTCCGATTCTTATTATAACGCTCCATGCGGGAAAAAACAGCCCCTAAAATGTAAATTTTTATCGTAAGATACCATGCAGACATTCTTCTAATGCAGCTCCGTCCGTACAATAAGTAGCACGCACAATAAACTTTCCACACCTGAAATGACAGGGGTTCTTGATCTGTCTGACGAACTCGGCAATTCGTTCTTCACGCGGAAGTTCCTTGTTGACGGATACACTGCGAATATCCACCAGTTTATCAGCATAAGAAGTCTTTTGTTCCATTTTTCCAGCTCCTTTCCGTAAATTGATTCTCTATCAAAATCACATGGATAAAGCCGGACCTGGACTTGTAATCTAAGCCCGGCTTCATAGTATCTGATTTCGATTTTATATGCCGTATTTGCCACGCATCCCCGGCAGGTTCTGTTGACACAGAACAGGGGTTGCTATGGGCTGCGGACAGCTTGACCGCATCATAGCCCCGCAGTCGTCGCCGCTTTGCCAGAGCAAGCGCACGCCGCAGGAACTCCCCCCAAGTCTTTAGGAGGCCGTGAAGAAGTACCATTGTCATCTGCGCCGTCGTCGCGCCCGAACCTGCCACAGCCGGGTTAATAGGTTGCGTGGATCGCTCGGACAACCGGGTTCATCACCTCCTTTGGCTGTCTGTCATGGCGCCGCCCTATATGCCGCTCGGTACGCAGAATGATGTACCCATAGCAACGTATATTCACTTGTCAAAGAACCATGAGGGAGAGAAGGCAATCAAAGCGCTCCATATTGGAAATATATCGGAACGGTTCTGTCCGATCCAACCACAATGGCTTGTCCTGCCAAAAGGTCCCTTCATAATACAGTACATTTTTAAGGGAAAAGTTAGTGGGCTTATAAATTATTTTTTAAAAAATATTCTTGAAGCTGTTTTAAACCTCTGTTAATGCTCTGATGAACTGAGATTTTACTGCAGTTTTCCACTCTGGCAATTTCCGTTTGGCTCTTGCCGAGAAAATAACGTGCATAGATCCTCTGACGTTGTTTTTCTGATAGAGTAGCAAGTCCCTTATAGATCATTTCAGTCACCCTATGCTGTTCATAAATATCTGCTGGTGATTTTTGATCTACAAGGGCTTCATATTCAATTCCATCTCCAAAATCCAAAGAAAAATATGCTTTGTGTCGATATGTATAAATCCGATATGCTTCATCGCGTAATTTATAAGCTCTTAAAATATCAGCGACTTCATCCGGCACTTCTACGATTGTGTCTGTTGTGTAAAATGGGTAATATTCCTTTAAATTGATTTGTTTCATATAAATTTCCTCCAATTTCGATTTGTTTGCGTGTGAAAAGCTAAAACCGAAATCAGAGGGCGGGGAGCGACACCCCACAGAGAACAGAAAGACAAAAAATTTTTCTATAAACGCAAAAGTGCGCGTCTGTCCGATGACAGGCGCGCACTCATACAACCCTAATAATTGATTGAAAGGGAAATGTTGGAAAATATAATATTTTGTCGAATGGAAAAACCCCGCAATCCAAAACCAGACTACGGGGCATAATGATAGATTTGGCCGGCAGCATCGAGGCCGGCATGTTGACCTCGGTAGCATAACCATGCCCTCCCTCCAAATCAAGGAGGGATAGACAGGCTTGCCAATTATCCGCCTCCTTCTATCTATTTGAAGGAATTATACAAACTTTTATGCTCGTTCTTTTCTTGAAATCTTCCAGAACTGTCCTTGTTCCGGCAAAATCTATCATAAATACAATTTTATTCATTTGTTTTTGTATATAATGTATATTCGGTTAATCTAAATCAAATTTATACCCAACTCCATATACACTTTTAATATAGTCTGGTACATCCGGCGAAACCTTGAGCTTTTGCCTGAGATTGCTTACATGGTTATTCACTGCCTTTCGGGAAAAGGAAGCATATTCTTCTTCCCATACCAGTTCCGTTATCATTTCATAGGTAAATACCCGTTTGGGATGACGGATCAGTAGAGCCAGAATGTCAAATTCCTTAGCAGTAAGAGCAATCACTATATTTTGGATCATAACAAGACGCTGTTCCAAAGAGAAAAACAGATCATCTTTTTCGATTTCAAACTTTGCTTTGCCAGCATTTTTATTCATGCAGCAAATAACATGGGAACCAAAAGGACAAGATAAAATATCTGCTAGTCTTATTTTTCCACACTCAATATCCATAATAAATTGTTTCAATTCCTGCTGTTGCTTTGTACTTAAAAGGATAAACAATTTTTCTCCAATTTCTTTACCAGATTCCGATATATCAAACACAACTAACTTCCCATGTCATCACCGCCTTTGTTTCTAAAATTTCCTTCTTGTATTGCTGTTTCTTTTAGTCGAGCAAAACTTTCGCTACTGATAACATGTTCCATCCGGCAGGCATCGACTTCTGCAATTTCAGGATCAACACCAGCTGCAATAAGCTGTTCCGTAAAGAAGCAATGACGTTCATAAATTTTTTCAGCAACCTTGCGGCCTACATCGGTTAAGTAGAGAAAGTAATCTTCATCCATCGTGAGAAAGCCACCGTCTCGCAAGTTAGCCACCGCATGGCACACGCTGGGCTTTGACACCTTCATGTGCCGGGCTACATCTACGGAGCGCACCATACCTAATTTCTTTTGGAGAACAAGGATGGTTTCCAGATAGTCCTCCCCAGACGCATGAAGTTTCATGGAACATCTCCTTTCTAAAACAATTTACACAGCCCAACCAAGACTCTCCTGTTGGATATGGAACAGTTTATGGTACAATCCGTTCTTTTTCATCAATTCATCATGTGTACCGTGTTCCAACAGTCTACCGTTATCAAGAACGAGAATTTGGTCGGCATCCGCAACGGTACGAAGCCGGTGTGCAATCATAATAACCGTCTTGCCCTCCACCAGTTTTGCAATAGCACGCTGAATCAAAACCTCGTTCTCTGGGTCAAGGGACGCTGTTGCCTCATCAAGCAGAATAATAGGTGCGTCCTTCAAAAGCGCGCGGGCAATGGAAATCCGCTGACGCTCACCACCGGAAAGAGTGCTGCCGTTCTCTCCAAGGACAGTCTGATAACCGTCTGGCAATCGCTGGATAAATTCGTCACAGTATGCCGCCTTTGCCGCCGCCATGACCTGCTCCTCGGTAGCGTTCATGTTGCCTACACGGATATTGTTAAAAACAGTATCATTGAACAGGGTCACATCCTGGAATACAAAGGACATACAGCGCATCAGGTGTTCCGGTTCAATGGTGCTGACATCTATGCCGCCAATGGTGATCTGGCCTTTTCTTACATCCCAAAAACGGGCGATCAGTTTGGAAATCGTGCTTTTGCCGCTGCCGGAAGGCCCTACCAGAGCCGTTACGCTGCCAGCGGGAATAGAGAAAGACACATCCTTGATAACATCGTCCTGGTTATATCCGAAAGTGACATTTTTCAGTTCAATGTCATATTTGGATACATCCTTGTCCTCGCCCTCCATGGCGGGCGTGGTCAGCAGGGTACGCATACGGTTGGTAACAGTCCCCAAGTGAAACAGAGAGGTCAACTGCGAGAGAATGGCAAGGATCGGACCGTAAATTTGCGTAGAGAACATCAGTAGAACCAGTAAAGAAAGCAGTTCAATTTTACCGTTTGTTATCAGCACCGTTCCAATGAAAATAGTAATGCCAAGCCCTGCTTGCAGGATCAGGCTGGCTCCCTGAACCAGAATACCGGAGGCCAGTTCTACCTTGATGGCGATTTTTCTCATAGCCTGGAGTGCTTTATCCAACGCATCGAAGCGGGAACCGCCAAGATCACAGGATTTGATGATTTTGATACCTTCCAGGTATTCCTGAATCTGGCTAGACGCCTCCAGTTTCACATCCACCTGTTTGTCAAACAGACGAAGTTGTAGCTTGCGCCCGCACCAGATGATAAGGAATGTAACCGGCATTGTGCAGAAAATCGCAAGGGCCATTCTCCAGTCAAAAAATGCCAGACAAACGCAGGTCAGGGTAACAGAGATGATATTTGCAATCAGCGGCGGGATGGTACTGCTGAGCATGGATTCCATGCTGCTGCAATCCGCCATCATGTTGGTGGTAATATCGGACAAATCTTTTGTGTTAAAGAAGCTCATGGGGAGCTTGCGAAGATGCTCCGCGATCCGAAGTCTGGTCGTGCTGGCCTCCTTATAGGAAGCAATATAGGTTTTCCTATAATCGTTTTTCGCGGCCAGAAACACCAGAATAGCCGCCACCAGCCCCAAGCCGAGCAATTTCCACAATGCGGCCCACGAAATTGTTTCTCCAGTAAATGGCTTTAACAACTCCCAAAAGAGCAGGCAGGCTACCATAGACGGAAGCAACAGCGCAATATTAGTTATTGTGCAGGCCGTAATCGCTTTTTTCAGGTCGGAGTAGCCTTTCTCCGACAGCATTAACTTTTCTTTCAGCTTACTCATAGATCACACCGCCTTTCCTGTGCCAATTTTCCAGTTGATCGACTCCGTATAGCTGCTCCACATCTGCGCGTATTTTCCGTCCTTCTTCAGCAGCTCGTCATGGGTGCCGGATTCAATCAGACAGCCCTTTTCCATGACAAGGATCTGGTCAGCATTACGAATCGTAGACAGGCGATGGGCGATCATTACAACCGTTTTATTCTGAATCAGCTTTTCAAAGGCTTTTTGAATCAGGTACTCGTTCTCCGGGTCGCTGAACGCAGTTGCCTCGTCCAGAACGATAATGGGCGCGTCTTTTACGATAGCCCTTGCAATGGCAATCCGC